CAATCGCGACCGCCTATTTTCTGCTCAGAAAAATAAATCCCCGGCCTCTCGTAATCTCCCGCCGTGGCTGAAGACCGAAAAAACAAGCCCTCATATACTTGTGGCGCATACGACCACATGGCCCCGTCGTGGAAGATTATGGCCGACGTGACGGCCGGCACGCTCCACTTGCGTACATGCGATTCGCTTACCAACGGCTTTTACCTACCGCCTGAGCCCGCCGAAAAGTCCGAACATTACAGCTACCGTAAGTCTCGCGCGATCTTTTTTCAGGCAACGGACCGCACGCTGAATGGATTGGTGGGAATGGTCTTCAGGAATGATCCCAAACTCACCAAGACCGTTCCCGAAAAGATCCGCGGTAGAGAGGCGACGGATGATCAATCCGAACTCGAAGGCCAATGGGAAAATATCGACAACGCGGGCACGCACGGCGCGGTTTTCTGCAAGGAAGTTTTCATTGATGCGATGCGCGACGGCCACGCCGCAATACTCGTCGATATGCCGCCGCCTCTGCCTGAAGGTTCGACGCTTGAAGATGAACGCCGCGAGGGTAGGCGGCCGTATTGGGTCAACTATAAAGCCGACCAGATAATCAACTGGCGCGTGTCGGTTGTGAATGGCCAGGCGAGGCTTGACCTGATCGTTTTCAGGGAATGCAGTCAAGAGCCCGACGGTGAATACGGGGAGAAAGAGGTTGTCCGCTATCGGGTCTTGAGGCGTAAATTGGTTGATGTTGAAACGAGTCCCGGTGTCATCGGTCAAGAAGTGCAGGTCGTTTGGGAGTTGTACCGGGAGGTCAAGAACGAGACAACCGGTGAAAAGGATGTCGTCCTTGATCCTGACACGCCAGGTGGCGCAACGTCCCTGCCTGAAATCCCCGTAGCGATCATCTACGGGCGCAAGAAAGGCTTTCTAAAGTCTCAGCCGCCGCTACTAGATTTGGCCTTAATCAACATCGCCCATTATCAGAAATACAGCGACTTTTCGATTTACCTGCACATTGCCAGCCGTCCGATCCTCTGGTTTAAAAACCGAAACACGAATGTAACCGTCGAGGTGATGAGCGCCTATAAGGCGATTGATGTAGGTTCCGATGGTCACGTCGACTACGCCGAGACGACCGGCGCGGCGCTGGGCGCGGCCTCGCAGGATATCAAAGACCTCGAAGAGCGGATGTCGATTCTCGGCTTGTCGTTACTGGTAAAGCGAACCGGAGCCCAAACCACCGCGACGGAAGAGAGAAATGATCAGATCGAAGAATCCTCCGACCTTGAAACCGCCGCCAGATCCATGCGCGACGCGATTGAGCAGTGTTTGAAGTTCCACGCTCAGTATCTCAATCCGAAAGCTGCGTCAGGTGGCAGCGTTGAGCTTGGCGCGTCCCTCGACGCTCTCACGTTGACCCCGGAAGAGATGACCTTCTGGACAAACGCTGTCGCTGCCGGTCTGTACAGCCACGAAACAGTGTGGGAGGTGATCGGCAAAGGCGGCAAGCATCCGGCCGGATGGACGGTTGAGAAGGAAAAACAGCGGCTTAAAGAGTCGCTGAAGATGAAAGCCGATATGGCCGAGATAGCTGTGCGCAATTTTGACCGGGGCGGGCCGCCGCCTGACGAAGAAGAATAGCGCGGAAAAATAAATTCCGGCGCTATGGACAATGACGCCTGCAACCAACCGGCTGAGCCGGTAAATCCAGAGTCCGAGACGAAGGAGAAAACCTGATGGCATTGAAAACCAAGATCGCAAAGCTTGAGGACGTGGCCGAGCCGCTGCGCGAGCTTTACGAAGCGAGAGATGGCGCGTTCGTGCTGAAACTGGAAGGCGACGCTGGGGATGTTTTCCCCGGATTGACGGCGAAGCAGCAGGAATTGCTAAACGAGAAAAAGACACTCGCTGAAAAGCTAAAAGTCCTTGAGGGCCAGCTTTCCGGCATTGACCTTGAAAAAGCAAAAAAGGCGCTCGAACAAGCTGAGCAGATGGAGCGCGACAAGCTGAAAGCTACCGGCGATTGGGAAACTCGCGAGAAGCAGTTGAAAGAGCAGCTCGCGGCGGATTTGACCAAGCGCGAGACGCATTTTCAGACCGAATTGAAAACCCGCGACGACAAGATCGGCAAGCTGCAAGGGAGCCTGGAAAAAAGTCTCATCGAAGCGCAGGCCACGGCTGCAATCGCGGCGGCAAAAGGCGCCCCTGAACTGCTGATGCCGCACGTCATGCGGCAGGTGAAGGTGGTTGAAGAGAACGGCGAGTATGTCGCCAGAGTGATGGACGCAAACGGGCAGCCAAGGATAGCCAACGTCAAAGGCGACCCGTTCACGATCGCGAATCTCGTCGAGGAGATGAAAGCGAACACGGTTTTCGGGCGCGCGTTCGAGGCGTCGGGCACGGGAGGCTCTGGCGCGAACAACGGCAATAGGGGAAGCGGCGGCGGAAAGACGCTCAACCGCGGCGCCTTCGAGGCGATGGGGCCGATGGAGAAATCGACCTTTATCAAAGAAGGCGGAAAGGTAACAGATTGATTTCGGAACTGGCGTGGCCAGTTCAATGAGGACATAGAACATGGCGAACACGCTTACAAGTCTCATTCCTGATCTCTTTGCGGCGCTCGACGTCGTATCGCGTGAATTGGTCGGCTTTATTCCGGCTGTCACGATGGACGCGGGCGTAGAACGCGCGGCGGTCGGACAGCAAGTCCGAGTTCCGATCACGCCGGCGGCCGCTGCTGAAAATATCACTCCCGGCCAATTGCCGCCTGATACCGGCGATCAGACGATCGACAACACGCCGATCACGATCAGCAAGGCGCGAGCCGTCCCGTTCCGCTGGACAGGTGAGGAGCAGCGCGGCGTGAACACTGGGCCAGGTTATCAAAGCATCCGCGTTCAGCAGGCAGCCCAGGCGATGCGGACGCTGACGAACGAGATCGAGGCTGATGTAGCCAGTACCTACATTCGGACATCGCGCGCGCATGGCACTGCCGGTACGGCGCCCTTTGGAACCACGCCGGCCCTTGGGGACGCCGCGAACGTTCTCAAGATCCTGAAGGATAACGGCGCGCCTGGAGGCGATCTTCACAACATAATCGACACGGCCGCAGGCGTCAGTCTCCGCAGTTTAACGCAGCTCACCAAGGCCAACGAGGCAGGCGATCAAGCCAGTTTTCTGCGCCAAGGCGTCATTCTTCCGATATTCGGAATGGACATCCGCGAATCAGCGCAAGTTAAGCTTCACACCAAGGGTACGGGTACGGCTTACACGACGACGGCTGCGGGCTTCGCCGTTGGAGTGACCAGTATTCCACTTATCACGGGCACGGGCACGATTGTCGCGGGCGATGTTGTGACGTTTGCTGGTGACACAAACAAGTACATCGTCGAAACCGGCATTGCCGCCCCGGGTACGATCGTACTTGCCAAGCCCGGCCTCCGCGTTGCCATCCCCGCGGCGGCGACTGCGGTCACCGTTGGCAACAACTACCGCGCGAATATGGCTTTCCATCGCAGCGCTATCGTTCTTGCGACCCGCCCGCCGGCATTGCCTGAAGAGGGCGACATGGCGGTCGATCGGATGCTTATTACCGATCCAAGAAGCGGACTGACCTTTGAAGTCGCCAAATATCTCCAATACCGCCGCGTTCGCTACGAGATTGCCTGCGCTTGGGGCCAGGCGCTCATCAAGCCGGAGCATACAGCCATCCTGCTCGGGTAGTGTTCAATTGCAAGAGGCGGGCGCCGAAACGCCCGCCAGTCTGCGACAACGGAGAGGCTAATGTCTGACATCTGCGAGACAGTCAAAATCGCCAGTGAAAACGCTCCTGGCGGCTACGTCCTGATCAATAAATCCGATTTCGACCCGGAGATCCACAAGCCTTATGAAGCGCCGACGCATGAAGGCGCTGGCGATGACGCGAACGCGCCGAAGCCGACGGGAAGGGCTCCGAAGACCCCGAAACCGAACCCTGAGAACTAATGACAATCCCCGACCTCGACACAACTATCGGCGGCGCAAGCGCCAATTCATACGTCCTTGAGGATGCCGCAGAGACCTATATGGATTCCCGGCTCAACAGCGACAAGTGGCTGGATGCCGAGGCCGACAACAAAAAGCGAGCGCTGTTAATGGCCGCTCAACGCCTCGACCGCGAAAACTGGCTGGGGAATAGGGTGTCATCAACACAGCGGCTGGCCTGGCCGAGGGTGGACGTAGCGAAGGTTGATGGGGTCGGAATTGGATACGGCGGCTTTTACGGCCATTCGTGGGGCTGGGGGTACGGCGAGGTCTACAAGTCGGATGAGATACCCCAGCCGATCAAGGACGCCCAATGCGAGCTTGCGCTGGCCTACCTGGAAGGCTTCGACGAGAGCGGGGAAGAGGGCATGGATTCGTTCAGCGCTGATGGGGTGAGCGTGAAGCTGAGGCAGTCACGGCCTGATGGCGGATTGCCGCCGAGGGTATTGCAGTTG